GGATTACGCGCCCAGTTTGCTTAAGGGAACGGGTCAGATTGTCGTAATAATGGAAGTTCGACATATCAATCTGCATCTGCTGACCACGAATAGCCTTACCAGACATATTGCCCTGAGCCATCATATTGGGGTCAAATATCCCAACTACGGTCTGCAGGTCATTGTTGATAGCGCTTGTGGCCTCAACAATTCCGGCAGCTGGTGGCTCTGGTTGTAGTCTTGTTGGCTGGGGCGCAGGTTGTCCCTCAATGTCTTTTTGCTTGTAACGCAATACGGGCGTGGCCTTAATGTTAGCCAGGTTCCATTCATTCTCATGGCCTTCGTCTTGACCTTCTGCCAATAGCCATTTAGCCTTGGGCGCGAGAGCCACCGACTCGGTCAGAGCGGTACGCCAATAGTTGTACATCCGCTGCGGGTCTTTAGCCATGCGCACAATGCCGTACTTCTTGCGCTTATCGTCCACCACTAATTGCTGGCCATAGACCGGAATAATAGGAATGTACTTACCAATCCAAGTAGATTCCTCAAGGATTTGTAAGCCTGTCAGCTTGGCCCATTTAATGGTTTTGCGCATGGTTTCACGCTCGGCAACCACCTCAATACCGGCTGCCATCATCATTTCATCGCTAGGCGCGTCCTCTTTGTAGACTTGCGTACCGTCTGAAAGCATGAGCAATTTGGTCTTTTTGCGCTCGGTATACCACCATTCAGCTATGCGAATGTCATCTTTCATAATCCAATCGGCATCCGCATCGCCAGTACCACGCATATCAAAGTTACCGCCATCGTCTGCGTTAGGGTATTGGGCCTTAAATTCCTTCTTGCTCATTACCTCAGTAATTAGGCAGCATTCGGCATCTGAGCCGTCTGGCATCTGACTGTTAGGGTCAAAATACACGGTAAAAGGGTTGGCAATGGGCTTGATGTAGATTTCTTGGTCAAACGAGTCTGCCCGCGTGTAGTCGGTAAGGACTCGCCAGTAACCCCAACCCATGCGCACGGCAAACTCAAAGGCCGTATCGTAAGCGGTGTCTGCGTCTGAGTTGACCTCAATATGCTTAAAAATTCCTGTCAGAATGTCCGCAACCTTAGCATTGGCAGCCGAGTTCATCGAGTGCGCTTTCATTCGGGGTCTGGCTTGGCGCTGCTGGTTACAGACCTGGCGGATAAAGCCGTCCAGTTTGTTAATCGTTAAGCAAGGTCTTGCCTCAAGGTTTCGAGAGTTTTGTACCTCTACTGGCCATTGATCCCCAGAGGAGAATTTAAGGTCATCCAGAGCATCCTGGCGGTTGTAAGAGTCCGCATCATTGGCGAATCTCAAGAATTTCTGTGCGTCTTGTATACGCTGGTCGTTTGCCATAGTCATCCCATCCATGATCCAGCCGGTTGATACGCGGCTCGTTTTATTACCGATTTGCGGGGCTCATTCACCACTAAACCTAGATATTTAAACGCGTCCGCACCGTGGGAAAATATGTCATGCAAAGGCGTTTTACTAAATTGCTTGGTATCTGGGTCCACATCATATCGGTAATGTCTTAAACATTGTAATCCTTGATGGCAATTTTCTCTATCAAAATAACACTTGTTGAATATTGTTCTGGCTGCATTGATAGAGTCCGCAGTTGGGGTTCTTGGCACAATCTGCACCTTGTAACCTGCTGCCCGAACTATATCGGCAATCGAGCGCCCAGCAGCTGCCAGAGTTGAGTTCTCAGCATCATGTGGCAGCCAAATGGTGTCATAGTGATAGCCAAACTTCTGCATCTCGGCCATGTAATAAGACATGGTCTTTTGACTGTCCTCAATGTATCGGATCAATCTAATCTCAAACCCAATGAACTGCACAAACCAGATGGCCGTATTGTCCGCCCAGCCAAGGTCAAAAACGGCATGAACGCCTTTCATTTGCTCGTAAGGAACTTTGGTAATTCGTCCCTCTAAGTCCGCAAGGGTAATCTCATTGGCAAACACCGCACCATCCACGGTCTTACGGCAGATGCCCTCCCAGACTGTGTTGTAGGCCTCAATGTCCCGCATATGGAGGTTATCTTTCTCCTCCCGTAAGGTCTGTGGGAACCAAGGGTTATCGCGCCAGGTAATCTTTTGCACCACCGCATTGGTAGGCGGCGAGATAACGAACCGCTGGTAGGTGTCATCGGTCTCAAGTTCAGGGTTAAAGGTAATCCATATTTCGGAGTTGTCCTTACGAATGGTCGGGATAAGGACATTCCAGCTTGTTTTAGAAACAGTCTGCGCCTCCTCAACCCAACAAATATCAACGCCCTCAAAGGATTTGACATTGGTAATATTGTTTTTAAGGCCAATAAAGAAGAACTCAGAGCCATTCTTACCCCGAATGCTGGTCTGGGTTACCTCGTAAAACGACTCTAATCCTAGACTGTCAATCTGGTCTGTCAATAATTTGTGTACAGAATCTTTGATAGAGACCTGAAACTCACGGGCGCAAAGGATGCGAATTGGGTCTTTTGCTGCCTTAATCAGTAACGCTCTGGCAACTCCCCAAGATTTAGCGCCACCGCGCCCACCATAAAGAATCTTGTATCGTTTTGGCTCAAACAAAAAAGCCAGTTTTACGGGGAACTCTGCGTTAGCTACTGCTTTATCTAAGGTCTCAAGCATCTTGGGGTTTTACAAACATGACCTGAATGCCAGACAAAAGCGGGGTTCCATCGGCGTTTTCCATCTGGTTAATCTGCACGGCCTTACCATCCAACCGGTCAATGACCTCTTTTACCGCCCAGGCCTCGCCTTGTTCAGCTTGTGTGATCAACTGCTTAACAATGTTTTCCAGCTTTTGAGGTTCTTGAGTCAGCACCTTTCGGAGCTTGTCATAAAACATCTTGCCCTTTACGGCATTAGAATTTCCTATCGGTGCGGCCATAGTGATTAACTCAATCAATAAGTTCCAGTTACATAATAATAAATCGTTTCTTGTTGTTTGTGTTAATCTTATGGTGTAAACTGTTTACTCTAATGGAGGGGTTATGGAAATAATCAAATCGGAGTTTTGGCATATCCTACAAAAACATATAGCTTTGAGAAAGGGCCAAGATGAGCGCAAATGAGATGGCGGATGATCTGGATAAGTTTGGCCAGTTGTTTAAGGATGTGGCTGCAATGCTGCGCTACCAAGAATCTGAGATACAGGTTTTAAAGCAAAAATACAAGCAAGAGTTTGAGTATGTAGAAAAGTTACTGAAAGAGAAAGAATTATGAAAAAAATAGTCTTTTACTGTGGCGTTAATGTAGAAACTGGTGACGCTTATATACGCAACGCACCAGAGTATCTCGCTATGACCAATGAGGAGCGGTTTAACGCCATATCCTCAATCGTGACCGAACTGTGCCAAGAACTGAGGTTTGTCTACGCTCAACTTAATACCCAAGAAACTGCATCAGAGGGTCCAGAGACTCTGCAGTAAACCTTTCCCCTTGGTGAGACAGTCGCATAGAACCTAATATATTTTCATCGGTTGCGCCTTTAGCCCTCTTTTCTGCAAACAGTTTAGGGAATAGCATCTCTGCTGGAACCCCTAAGTCTCCTGTCTGCCTATTTTGCAGGCCACCAACATAACGCCCAGGTATACCAGCAGAGTAAGATTGATGGTAATACGATGGGGTTTGGATGCCACGGCCAGGTATAGCCTCAAAAACAGTCTGTCCTACATATCCCTTCTTTAAGCCTGGCTCTAACATTACCTTAGATAAATCTTCGTAATTAGGAAAGCCAAGTTTTTGGAATTTATATTTAGACATTTCATCTGATATTGCTGTACGCAGCTGCCCAGGCGTAAAGTCCTTACTGGTCTTAGAAATCATCATTTCTTCAATATTGGGCGAGGTAATGCCGGCAAATTTCTTAAACGGTTGCGTTGGTACTTTTGTACCTTCTGGTGTTGGTTTCATTACTACATAATTTTTTATGGCGCTATCAAATTCACGAATGGCATCTTTTGACGGGCGCAGCGTATCTAATTGGCGTACAAGACCTTGTGCCATATGGTGGCTAAAGTCCACAGACTTAGGCGAGCCAGCCAAAAATACGCCTAAAACATCGTCATCGCCAAATTTACCAAAATTAGCGATTTTGCTTGCTGCAGCCGATGGTTCGGACGCGTAGGCAATGTCCTCTGCAACATTAGATTTAATAAGTGGATACCGCCGGCCAGCTTGTTGTATGACAGGTTTACTTAACGGTACACCCCTAACTTGAGACACATTACCGCCTAATGCGGACATATCACCAAATACTGGTACAAGTCTTTTACCAACCAAGTCTTTTGGGTTCATGCCAATTTCGTTAATTAGGTTTAAGCCAGGTGTCGGGGTTACTATATCTTGACCAGTTGCCCGCAACTCCTCGCGCCGGCGCACCGCCTGAACTGCTAAATCGCGTTCAAATTTAGAAATGGCCGATTTTTCAGCAGGCGTTAAATTTGTTTTATTTGGATATAACAGTTCTCTAATTGGTATTCCAGCAACATTAGCGCCACGCTTAAATGAGCCTAAAGCAGCTGCTGGTGCTGATCCGCTTGTAGCTAATCCACCGCCAGCCACATTAGTTGCAACATTTAATGCCTCTTGCGGGGTGATTTCCTCGCCTTGCGCTGCCCGTCTTGGGGTCTCAAAGGCCTTTACTATGTCTACTAAGAACTGTGGCGCAATAATGTCTGTGTAATCTATTGGTGGGCTCATAACAGAGCCACGCCCCTCAGATGGCAAACTACCCCGCGGACGGGGCAGAATGGATAGCCTCTCTACATTCGGATCGAATATGTCAGACAACCTAGCCATTATTTTTTCTTCTTCTTGCTTGCAGCCTCACGCTTAACCGAGTACGCAATAGCTACGGCTTGCTTAACTGGCTTGCCCGCAGCAATCTCAGCTTTGACATTCTTTTGAAATGCCTTTTTGCCAATGTCTTTAATAAGCGGCATTACTTTTTCTTTGCAGTTTTAGCCGATTCTTTAAATGCTTTGGCAGTTGGCGCGCCCTTGGTGCCTGGGCTTCGCATCTTCTCAGGAGTCTTTCCAGCAGCCTTTTGGCGCTCGATCCTCTCCCTTTTAGCGTGAATATTGGCATAAAGCCCAGGTTTAGTAGCCATGATTACGCACCATGAATGACAGCAAAGTTAACAACAACGGCTTCGCCTAATGTGCCGGCAGTAAAGTTACGCAACGAAATAGTTGCTGAACCAGCAGCCAAATTGGAGACATAGACTAAGTAAGCGCCTACAGTCGCACCGCTTGAAATACATACGACCAAAGTGTCTTTAGCGCCAATAGTAGTGTTATTTAAAGTAAACGAAACAGTAGTAACCGTTGCCAAATTAGCATTATTCATGGTGATCTGACCCGCTGACTTGTTTAGGGTTACGGCGGTAGATTTGCTTGTTGCCTGAGTAACTGTACCCTGTGCCTCTGCGGAATAACCTATTTCGCTACTGGCATAGACGGTTGTGCCTACAACAGTAGATGGTGTGGTTGCCCCAATAGGGGTGTTATCTACTGAACCACCAACGATTTGTTGATCTTCGTATGCTACACCGATTGATTTTGAATTTGACATGATTAATTCCTTTTAGTTAACAATTCCAGTTTTTAAGAGATGCTGCTTTTCGGGTGGGCCTACCCTTTTCATCTTTCATTGGCCCAGGCATTCCGCTCATTCTTGCGCAAAAACTTTTTTTACGGCCTTCGTCAGCTTTTGTTTTAGGGTTTGGAGCAGGTGCTTTAAGGTTTGCATTATTTTTTGCATTGTATGCCGCCCTTCCTTTAGCGGTCATGCCCGCACCAGCTTCGGTAGGTTTGTAGTTCTTACCCTTACCGGTAGTGGTGCGCGCAATGGGTTTATTAGTGGTTTTTGGCATTATTGTCCTCAACGAAACAGACATCTTTCCAAGACATCACAAGGTATTCTTCGCCGTCAATCTCAAATCTAGGGTAAGACAAATAGTCCTCAGCGCCCCCAAATCGAATTCTCTGGCCTATTTCTATAGGATTAGGAATCAATCGGCCTTTTTTGTCAATC